CCGCTGTCATCGGCACCGACTCGAAGCTGATTGCCACCGCGTCGTGGCAAGGCGATGGGTACAAAGCGTTCGCCACCGGCACGGCGACCGCCGGCGGCGCATCGACGCTGACGAACAGCGCAAAAAATTGGGCCGTCAATCAGTGGACGAACTACCAGATCCGAATCGTGAGCGGCACCGGCGCCGGTCAGGTTCGAACCATCGCCAGCAACACGGCGACCGTCATCACGACCGGTGCGGCGTGGACGACGCAGCCTGACGCGACCTCGGCATACAGCATCGAGGGCAACGACGACTTCATCTACTACATGGGGTCAAACGCCGTCACCCTGTTCCGCTACAGCATCAGCGCTGGAACGTGGACGACTTTGAGTCCCACGCTGGCGCGAGCCGCAGCGCCAAACACCGGCATGTCGGGGCACTGGGCGTGGGAAACCAGCGACACAGCATGGAATGATGAAAACAGCATCATCGCCGGTCGCCGCATTTACAGCTTCCGGGGCGCGGCGGGTGCCGTCATGGATTACTACGACATCGCCGCGAATACCTGGGTGAATGCCATTACCTATTCGCCCGCGACGGAAACGCTGACGACCGGGACGAAGCACGTCTATCTCAATAACAACCTGTACAGCCAGAAGGACGCCACGGGCCGTTGGTTTAGGCTAAACCTGACGACCTCGGAGCAGGACGGGTGGTCGACGATGACCTACACCCAAGGCGCGGCCCTGCTTGGCGACACGGCGTTCGATGTGCATTACATGGACGGCGGCACTGAAATTGATTACGTGTACATGCTGCTCAACACGTCCACCGTGCTGCTGCGGGCGATGGTGATCTGATGAGCATCGCCGACCTGATTGATTTGCTATCGCGTCGGCTGGTGAATCTTTCGCAGGCAAGGGCATCAGCGGCGGATCTGGGTGACATTGCCCGCATTGACTCGCTTGACGCCGAAATCGCGGAAACCGAAAACACCCTAAGCACCCTGCGCGCAATCGGCTAATCCACAATGCTGCTGACCCTGCTCCAAAACGCGGCAGCGGGCGCGGGGAATGGCTCGGGCACCGTTGACGGTGTAGGCGGACTTGTTGGCGAAGGCCAAGCGCCAAGCGCAGCAGCGTCAGGCTCGGGCACGGTTGACGGCGTTGGCGGTCTTGTCGGGCAGGGCGCAACGACTGCCCAAGGCTCGGGCGAAGTATCTGGCCTTGGCGGCTTGTCCGGTGGCGGTGAGGCTCCGGGCGGCACGGCTACCAAGGTCGGCGGCGACGACGCGCCGCGCACCGAAATCTGGTCTTACCGCAAGGCCAAGCGGGCGAAGGCGCGGGTTGAGAAGCTGCTGGCTGAAGTCCGGGAAGAAGCCCCGGCACTTGTTGAAGCCGTCGAAATCCCGAAAACGCCGAAAGCGGAGCCTGACTGGCAGGCTTACGCGACGGCCCTGCACGCCATCGAAATCAGGCTGCGGGAATATCAGGAATTGTTGGAACAAGACGACGAGGAAGTGTTGCTGCTGCTATGAGACAGCGATTCATTCAGGACAGGGAAACCGGCGAACTCATCCCGGCCAACCAGTACACGCAAGCGAAAACGCACTACGTGATGGGCGACCTTCCAGACTACGAAAGCCCCGTTGACGGGCGAATCGTGCATGGACGGAAAGGTCGGCGCGAGGACTTGAAGCGCACCGGTAGCCGCCCGTGGGAAGGCATGGACACCGAAAAGAAGGAAGCCGCTCGGGCGCGGGCCTATGACGAGGCGAAGGCCGACGCCCGCTTGGACGCCGCTGCACGGCGGGCCTACCACCAGCTGCCGCCTGACATGAGGCGACGCTTAGAACGCATGTAACCAGCCCGCCTAGTGCGGGCTTTTTTGTAACCCGCTTCGGCGGGTTTTTTCATTTCTGGAGGCCGAATGCTCGAAAACGAAGGGGCAACCCCCGACGGTATCGAGGTGGAAGAAGTCGACGAAAAGTCGATGGACGACACCATCAGGGAAACGCTGGCGAAGCTGACTGCGGGCGAATCCGCAGAGCCTGTTGAAGCCGAAAAGCCCGCTATCACGCGGGACGACAGCGGGCGGTTTGCGCCCCGACAGGAAGCGCAGGAAGAGGTGCAGCCGGAAGTCCCAGAAGCCCCAAGCATTCCGCCTCCGAATACCTGGCGCAAAGAAGTGGCCGAAAAGTGGGCCGCTGTACCTCCGGAAGTCCAGCAGGAAGTGCTGAGGCGCGAGCAGGATTTCCATAAAGGCATTGAGCAGTACCGGCAGGAGGCGCAGTTCGGCGGCTCCATGCGGCAGGCCCTCGAGCCATTTATCCCAACGATGCAGGCATTGGGCGTCACGCCTGATGTCGCCGTGCAAAACCTTTTGCAGGCCGACGCCAAGCTGCGCTTCGGCTCGCCTGACGAAAAGGTGCAGTTTCTGGGCTTTTTGGCTCAGCAGTACGGCGTGGACATCGGAAAGGTACAGGAATACAAACCCGCGCCGGTAGATCCGACGCTTTCAGCCCTACAGCAGCAGATGCGGCAGTTGCAGGGCTACATCGAACAGCAACAGAACCTTGGCCGGCAGCAGGCGGAAGAAACGCTACACAGCGAGATATCCCGCTTCGCTGCCGACCCCGCGCACGTGCATTTCGAGGCGGTACGCGAACACATGGCTGCATTACTGCAAGCCGGTCTCGCGACGTCCCTTGACGATGCCTACGCGCAAGCCATCTACGCGAATCCTCAGACCCGGCAGGCCCTGACTCAACAGCAGGCGCAGGCGCAGAGAGGAGAGGCCGCGAAGAAGGCGGAAGCCGCAAAGCGAATGGCGAGCGTCAACGTGCGCTCCCGGCCCGCTTTGCCGGCCGACATTGCCGCAGGGCAAACAATGGACGACACCATCAGAGAGACGCTGCGTCGTTTGACGAGCGCATAGGAGTTACATCATGCCTTCACCGGGACAGGGCTTTGCCGCTGGCGCGTTTAACGTGTTCAGCGAGCTGGTGAGCACGACCTATCGTGCCCACCGTAAGGATATTGCGGACAACGTTTGACCGTAGACGTTGAAAAATCCCGTGAATTGCTGGAAACCCCTTAAGCCGCACTGACCACAACGTAGCCGGTAACGGCAAGCGTGACGGTTTGAAAACAGGACGGATTGGGCAATCAGCAGCCAAGCGCCGCAGGAATGCGGCGAAGGTTCAACGACTAGGCGAAGTAGTCCAGAACGGACGAAACGCCCACGAGCGCGGGACACTTGTTAGGCCAGAGAGGGCGAACCCGAATGGCGAAAATTTACGCTTTAGTTTGTAAGTCGACTGGTTTTGCGTACATCGGCGTGACAAGCGCCAAATTGTCGAAGCGGTTTCGGGAACACCGATGCCTGTGCCGCTCCGGTAAGCACCATGCGCCGAAACTGGTTGAGGACTGGCAGCGGTACGGGGAAGCCGACTTTTCCATGCAAATGCTGGAAGAGACGGAATATCCCAAGCGCGGCGCGCACAACGAGGCAGAGCAGCGGTGGATTAGCCACTACCGCGGCCTGGGCCTGCTGTACAACGCGCACGACCGCTCGGCAGGGCTAGGCGGCGAGGCGACCCGAAAGGGCGTCGAAGCGGCTAGGCATGTCGTCGGCAACCGCTGGTCTGCCGAAGCAAACGAAAAGCGTAGGCTTGCTCAACTTGGAAAGCCGAAAGGCCACGGCGCGAAAATCAGCGCCACCAAGCGAGCCAAGCGTCAACAAGTGATGATGTAGTCTGAACACCGACCGAAAGGCGGTGAAGCATCGGATAAAGAGCCGGTGCGATAACACGATTGACGAAGCACAACGCGCTGTATCGCAAACTGAAAGAGGCGGGCAAGACCCGCGTCGAGGACGGCGGTCTTTCCGTCGTCGAGCCGCTGGAATACGCCAGCAACAGCACCTACCAGCGCTACAGCGGGTTCGACGTGCTGGCCATCAACGCCGTGGACGTCATCAGCGCGGCGGAATACCCGTGGCGCCAAGTGGCGGTTTCCATCGCCATTTCCGGCTACGAAATGCGCGTGAACAGCGGTGAGAATCGCATCATCAACTTCGTCAAGGCGAAGGTGAAGAACGCGCAGAACAGCATGGCGAACGGCTTGTCGAGCGACCTGTACAGCGACGGCACGGCTGCCAACCAGATTGGCGGCCTCCAGTCGCTGGTGGCTGACGCGGGCACGGGCACCGTCGGCGGTATTAACAGTTCGACCTACGCCTTCTGGCAGAACGTGGTTCAGAGCGCGGCGGCCCCGCTTCAGGGTGGCGCTGCGATTACGCCGTCGGCCAACACCATCGAGTCGCTGATGCTGCCGCTGTGGATTCGCCTCACTCGTGGCGCGGATACCCCGGACCTCATCGTAATGTCGGACGATTACTTCTCGTTCTTCGAGCAGTCGCAGACCTCTCTGAAGCGTTATACCGCTGACGAGAATGGCCGCGCCGGCATGATTTCGATGAAGTACAAGACCGCCGACGTGTTCTTCGATTCGTCGGGCGGCATTCCGGCGCAGCATGCCTACTTCCTCAACACCAACTACATGGATCTCGTCGTCCACCGCGACGCCAACATGACCATGCTGGAAGAGGTGGAAAGCATCAATCAGGACGCGATGGTTCGCACCATTGTGTGGATGGGCAACGCCACGGTGAGCAACCGCTCGCTTCAGGGCGTGATGAAGGCGTAAGGAGAAACATATGACCATCGCCTCTTCGCTGCTCCCCATTGCGGGAGCCAACCCGGTCGGCAACTTCGCCACCTGGGATACCGTCCAGCGTCATGCGCTGGGCACCGTCGTTTCTGTTGTGGACCCGTACTGGGGCGCGCAGGAACTCGTGTACCTGCGTTTCGCCTTCACCACGGGCACCCCGCTGCGTACCGGCACTATTCTGGCGTTTGACCAGGGCATTGCCGTTGATACCAACGTCCCCGGCTCGGCTGGTGGCTTCAACGCCGCCCTTGCCGCGACCACGGCCAGCACCGGCCGTTCCGTGGCGTTCAACAGCGTCGGCATCCCGTCGGCGACCGCCACTGGCACCTACTTCCTGTGGGGCGTCATCAGCGGTTCGACCCCGGTGTGGTCTGCGGCGAGCGTCGCGGCGGATGCCGGTATCGGCCTGTCGTCCACGACAGCCGGTCAGGGCAGCGGCACGCTGACCAACCGTCAGATTCTGAATGCCCGCGTCACCCGCGCCGCGACCAGCACCGTGGTCAAGGTGGCCAACGTCCGCAGCGGCTCGCCCGTCATTACCGTGTCCGATTCGTTCGGCTGGTTCCAGGGCGTGTCCACCACGGGCGCGACGGCAGCGGCTTCCATCATCAACGACATCAACCCGGATAACCGCACCATCACGCTTGCCGCCAACGGCAACACGACTGGCGCGGTGTCCGTCACCGGCACGTACAACGACGGCACGGCGTTCTACAACATCGTGACTTGCAACCGTCCGACGCTGGCTGGCGCGGCCTAAACACCACCACCCTCGCCCCGGTTCGCCGGGGCGCTTTCTTTTGCTCGCAATACAGCGGGCAAAACAAAGCGCAACCGCTTGGAGACAGCATGAATCGAGTTCCTTATTTCCGCTTCATCGACCGTGAGCACGGTGTCGATGCCGAGAAAACCGCCGAAATGGGCTACGAAGTGCCGAAAATCGTCACGTTTATTCAGGTGACGCCACACGGGCACAAGGGCGACCCGATGGAGTTTTTCGCCGAGGAGTGGATTGAGCGGAAAGGCCGCGAGGCCCGCGAAGGGCGCTATGAGCATTCATGGGTTTCGGAATTCAAGGAAGGCTTGGCGGCATTCAAGGCAGGCCGGGAAATCCCGCGAGAAGGTACGCCGCTGATGCACTGGGAGCGAATCCTGAAGTCCCGCCGCGAGCAGTTGGCTGCGCGATATCCGACGCTTGAGGACTTGGCCGCTGTCCCCGATTCCGCCCTTGGTGAAATCGGCATGGACGGGCGCGTGCTGCGTGACATGGCCGTGGCCGAGCTTCAGGCGAAGCGCGACCTGTCGCCGCTGGTGAAGGAGGTCGCCGACCTTCGCGAGGACAAGCGCCGCCTTGAAGAAGTGGTGGAGCGCCTGGAAGGCCGCCTTGAGGCCCTTGAGAAGCGCCGGGGGCGTCCGCCTCAGGTTGAGGAAGCCGCGTAATGCTGAATTGCCTGCAACTGATACAGCGCGTGTGTAAGCGTATCGGCATTTCGGTGCCGAATGCTGCCTATACGTCCTCCGACCTTCAGGTCCAGCAATTGGTGGAACTGGCCAACGAAGAAGGGCAGGAGCAGGCGTCGCGGTATCAGTGGCAGGCGCTACAGCGTGAGGCAACGTTTACGACCGCCGCGGCGGAACTTCAGACTTCGCTTGCGGCCATCACGACCGGCTTCGGCTGGATTGTGAATGACACCATCTGGAACCGCACCCTGCGCCGTCCCGTTTACGGCCCGGACAGTTTGCAGGACTGGCAGCAGCAGAAGGCAATCCAGATTGCGGGGCCTTTCAACCGCTACCGCATCATTGCCAACAACATCCGCTTCTACCCCGTCCCCGCTGCGGGACAGGACTGCTATTTCGAGTACATCACCAACCAGTGGACGGCTGCCGGTGGGACGGAATACCAGTCCGACACCGACACGTCCCTGCTTGATGACACGACGATGATTCTGGGCACCATCTGGCGCTGGAAGCAGGCAAAAGGCATGACGTATGCGGAGGACTTCGCCAAGTACGAGCGCCGCATTGCTGAATTGCTCCAGCGCGATGCCGTGAAGCCGACCCTGAGCATGACGGGCACCATGTACGATGTCGTGCCGCTGGTTGTCGTGCCGTCCGGAAGCTGGAATCAGCCGTGAGGTCGCCGGCCCAAAGGCTGACACGCGGGCAGGTAGCGCGCACCGTCAGCGTCCCCGCGCCTGTCGGGGGTTGGAATTCCCGCGATTCCTTGGCCGACATGGACAAGCGCGACGCGGTGATTCTGGACAACATGTTTCCGACCGTCACCGACGTGCGCGTGCGCTTAGGCTATTCAGACCACGTGACCGGCATTACGGGCACCGTCGAAACCCTGATGGACTACAGCCCGCCTTCTGGAAGCCAGAAGCTTTTCGCGGCGGCAGGCACGGCCATCTACGACGTGACGACGGCTGGCGTCGTTGGTGCCGCCGCTGTCTCGAGCCTCAACAATGCCCGCTGGCAGCACACCATGTTTGTCAATTCCGCAGGGAATTGGCTGATTGCCGTGAACGGGGCCGATGGCGTGCGCAGTTACAACGGCACCACCTGGGCGACGGAAACCATCACGGGCGCGACGGCGGCTGACTTGATTCACGTCAACAGCCACAAAAACCGGCTGTGGTTTGTTGAGAAAAACAGCCTCAAGGCTTGGTATCTGGCCACCAATGCCAAATCCGGCGCGGCGACGCTGTTTGATTTCTCCAGCATCTTTTCACGCGGCGGCTCGCTTGTAGCCATGGCGACGTGGACGCTGGACGTTGGCTTCGGCATCGACGACTACGCCGTTTTCATCACTTCCGAAGGCCAAGTGGCCGTTTACGAAGGCACGGACCCCGCCGCCCCCGCTACGTGGGCGCTGATCGGCGTCTACCAAGTCGGCAACCCCATTGGCCGGCGCTGCTTCATGAAATACGGCGGCGACCTGTTTCTCGTCCTGAAGGAAGGGCTGACGCCGCTCAGTCGTGCGCTTAAAACTGAGCAGGACATGAACAACCAGCGCGTGACGGCGAAAATCCAGAACGCGCTCAATGAATACGCAAGCCTGTATTCGGGGAATTACGGCTGGCAGGCCATCCTGTATCCAGCGGAAAACATGTTGCTGCTGAACGTGCCCACGGGGACGAATCAGGCCGTGCAATTTGCCATGAATACCATTTCAGGGTCGTGGTGCCGGTTTGTTGGCTGGAATGCGACCTGTTGGG